AAGTACTGTAAATTGCCCATAGATTGTAACTCCTTTAGGAATTGTAAAATCTATTGCATCTTCTATATTCATAGTACAGCTTGATACATCTAACTCAGCATCTGCTAAAGCAGTTATTGCAAAATATGGTCCTGTGTGGTCTGCAGTATCATCTATTAATATAGAACCATTAGACCCTAAAGGTAAGCTTGTGTTAGTTTTTACTTGATTTAGTAATGAATCTTGTGTTGTTCTTATTGTCATTTAAGTAATTTTAGTGATAATATTTGTTGAGCTGTAATTGTTTCAGGAAACATTTCCTCTGTAATTTGTTCTAACTCAATTTCAATTTCTTGTTCTAGTATTTTATTAACCTCATTTATCTGCGCTTGTCTAGCTAGAATATCTTCTTTATATTCTTGTTCTAACTTTTTTATTGCAGTTAAAGATTTTTTATCTTTTTTATTTTGATATTCTTTTACTTTTTCAGATAATTCTGCAAATTTTTCTGTAGGTGCTAAAATACCTTCTAAAGGTAATAATGCATCTTTAATTAACATTGTGTTTTTAGCTATTGCTAAAGCAAATGTTTTGCCTTGTACCTTTGTTAATTCTGGTAACTGATTTGATAAGTTTACCCATTCTCCGTTTTTTGCTTTAATTGTTTTCATCGTCTATTATGATTTTTATTAATAATTTAGTTAATCACTAAAAAGTGAATTTTGCTGGCTGTTGTTGATGTTGATCCAGTAGCCGCTGGATTGTGTATTGATATTTTAAAACTACCACTTCCTATTGTATGTGTAGAAACAGTTAGTGATGCGTTGTTAGTTGTATTTTCATCTTGCATTGTTAGCATAATAATAGAGTCAGAAGTAACTGTACTATTTGTAACTGTAAATTCTACATTAGTTGCAGCTGATAATGCTACTGCTGCTAGTTGTATTTTACCTGAAGTTGAGTGAATTGTAACTCCAGTTGTGTGATTTGTTGCTTGTGTAACTGTTCCTGATCCTGAATGTACAATACCTTTACCTGCTGCTGTAATAACTAAGTTACCGGAATTAACTGTTACATTTTGTCCTTCTGCTGCAACTGTTAAACCAACTGTTTCTTCACCACCTGTATAAGTTTTTAATTGTACTGTTCCATCTGCAGTTCCGTTAGTATCTCTACCTGCACATAATATTACACTACCTCCTGCTCCGTTTGCTGATGCAGTACCTCCTTTTAAAGTTAAATTTCCTGCCGCTGCTCCTGCACTAGAACCTCCTTCAATTAATACAGCTTGACCAGCTGTGCTGGATTCAGTAGCTGTAGGTTTTATTGTAGGGGCGTCTGTGTTTGTAAATCTAATTCCTCCTTTAATGTTTAAAGTGTCAGCAAATACTGGAGTAGGTGTTCCTTGTCCTATAAATACTTTACCAGCATTATCTACTGTTAATCCTTCTGCTGATCCATCTCCAGAAATAAAAGCTGTTCCTGCAACTAAATCTACATTATATGTAGCATTATTAGCTGCATTACGCATATCTATATTTGACTCTGCATTAGATATTGCTGAAGCTATTGTAATTGTCCCTGCTCCATTAGTTATAGTTACACCTGCACCTGCAGTAAGAGTAGATACTGATGGGTATCCATTAGTTGCATTTCCAATAAGTAATTGTCCATTTGTAGACATTGCTGCTGTAGCAGCTATTGTATCATTTGCACTAGCATATAATAAAGCACCTTTAGATATTGTAGATAAACCTGTTCCTCCATTTACTACAGAGTTTTCTCCTGTTATTGTTGACGTAAAATCCATACCAGATAGAAATCCAGATGTACTATTATTACATAAACTTAAATCTATACCTGCTTCTAATACTGTTAATACTACATTGCTTGACGCAGTAGCTACAGTTAATAACCCTGTGTCTCCACTTATTATACCTTTAAAAACTACTTGATTTTTATTTGTTAATGTAGCACTGTTGTATACTGTTTGACCTCCTGTTCCTGCAGTTGACACTGCTGGGAATAAACTTTCTAATGTTATTTTTTTTGATTTTCCTGTAGTACTATTTGTAACAAGTAAAAAGTCTGTACTTGCTGCGCTAGTTTTAGCTAAGGTTGATAAATCGGTTACTTTTGCCATGTTATTTTTTGTTTTATTATATTTCTAATCCGTTAATTCCATCTATTGATAAACCTCCTCTTTTAGATCTATTTTGGTTTTGAATTCTTGGAGTTTTAATTACATTTTCATCTTCTATACCACAATCTACACAAAAGCTAGTTACAAATGTATTAAATTTATCCAAATAATTAATATTATTATTAAAGGAAGTTACTTGAGCATGTACAACACATTGCCTCCAGTTTCCTGTTCTAGCTCCTTGCGCACTTTCTGGGCTATAACATCCATACCCACAACTTCCATAGACTGTTACTAGCTCATATACTAATCCGCTTGGCATCTTAATTACATCTCCTGTAAAAAGATCAGTTCCTTGCGCAAAAAATAAATTAGGATCTGTTATTGTAGTTCCTTGACCTGTTGTTATACTTGAACCTGGATATGCAGCATCATTAATTCCTGTTGCAGGTCCTCCAGTTACCCATTTAGAACTACAACTTGAAAGAGTAGCTAGTCCTGTTGTTAAACTGTCTGCACAATTAAATATACAACTGTTTCCTCTCTTACTTACAAGATATTCTATTAATATTACTTTCCAAGTATTTAATACTGAACAATCATCTGCTTGACCCGTAACTAATTTATTATAGTATCTAAAGCCATTTTTAGCTACACATGCTTGTAATAAATCTATTAAATCATTTGTGTAAGTAGGAATGCAAGGATTTGTTACAACTGGGTATATACATGAACCGTCATCTGTAGCTGCATTAGGATTATAATTAAGAGCGTTAGGATCTGTACAACCATCATATAAACAAGATCCATCATCTAATACTGCTGTTGCATCATAATTTTGAGCATTAGGGTCTGTACATCCACAATTTCCTGCTGCACTTCCTATTGAAAAACTTACTGTTTCTTGACATCCAAAATTATCTGATATAACAGAAGAGTAAACTCCAGGTAAAAATAAAGAATATGTCCAAGTGTTAAAGTGGTTTGGTGAATTTGCATTACTATATGTTGTTGGATCAGTATAAATTAAAACTCCACTATTAGTATAGTATGAAATTGTTTTAGTTTGTCCTGCCATTACTCCTTGATCAAAAAATGTAGTAACTGCTATAGATCCATCAGCATTTGAACCTCCACAAGTACCTGTAGCATCTATTATAACAAATGTACTTGCAGCAGGTTGAGTAGTAGGATCACAAGGATAAAAACAACATCCATCATCTATTGATGCTGTTACTGTTTGGTTTGCACAATTTTTATTAAAATTATAAGCAGCTGTATCAGTACAACCTGGAATTCCATAAAGACATGAGCCATCATCAACTGTTGCGTTACTATTATAGTTTGAAGCTGTTGGGTCTGTGCACCCATAAACAGGAGCTGAACATGACCCATCATCACATGTTGCCAGTGGATTATAATTTGTTGCTGTAGAATCCATACATCCATAAATACAATATGTACAACTTCCGTCATCACAAGTAGCTAATGAATTATAATTTTGAGCAACAGGATCTATACATCCGTAAGTTGGACTTCCTATAGTTATAACGGCACTTGTAACTGTACAATCCGCTGCACCAACGTAAGAACTTGTATGAGTTATTCTGTAATTTCCGTCATCAACAAATGTAGTAACACTAACAGTAGATGCTTGATTATATGTAACTGTATGAGAATTTGATGTTGGAACAACTGTACCTGCACTTAGTGGTGTCCAAGTTCCATTATCATTGTATTCTAAATCCCAACTTAAAAAACTTGGTATAGGATCACAATAAAAAGATGCAACTATTTGATTAATGTTACACAAACCTTGATTAGGATTTGCTAAAGTAACTGGGTCACAACAAAAATTATTTATTACAGTACAAATAGATGGATTTGAATGCCATAGTCTTGGATCTGATATTACTAAAGTTCCAGGAGGAGTATTAGTATCAGTTAAAGCTGTAGCAAAATTGTTACTTGGATCTACACAAACTTCAATTGGTATTACAAAATAAAATACTTGAAAACATTGTTCTATTTCTACTACAGCGTCTGGATCACTAACTGCTACTTGTACAGCATAGTATCCATAATTCATATTTGCTCCTAAAGTAGTGGTATTATAAGTATAAGCCCACCCCATATTATTATTATTAACCGCAGCAGCTTGAGCTGTAAAATTAGTTAAATCATTAGGAGTTAAACTTCCTAAAGCGTTATCGTAATCAACTTCACTAGTAGCTTTATAAAGCCTTAAAGTAAAATCTACATTAACAACTCCACTTGCATTAACAATGTTGTTTATATAAGCTTGAAAATCTAATGTTGGAGATACGTTTTGTATTACAACTGATCCATCATTAGAATTTGTTCTTTGAGTAGGAGTTGCTAGAAATGAATTTATTCCAGATACTGCTATATCTCCTGCAGTAGGAATAAGATTTCCAAGAGAATCTATTAGTGTTCCATTACTTGCATGACAATATTGACATGAACCATCATCTAAAACAGCGTTTGCATTATAATTCAAAGCAGTTCCAAAGTTTGTACTTGCACTGTTATCTGTACATCCTATAACTCCTACTCCATCTTGAATACAAACATCTATACTTGCAAAACAAGGAGTAGTTGAATTTGCTGCATTTACACTTTGATCATAAACATATAATCTATAACAACCAGCTATTAAACCTGTAGTTGCTGTTCCATTTACAGTACTTGCTGGTACTAATACATTTGTATTTCCTCCAACTACTACACTTAAAACGTTACTACCTGCAGTTGCTGTATTTTGAGGGAATAAAGATGCATCTTGAAATAAATCTACATTAAATCCCCATGTGTAACTAGTACCATCACCAAGAGAACTACCTACTGGTTGACCACTTGCACCTAAAATTGCACCTGCACTACCTAAACCTAAAACTGTTGTACTATTTAAAGCTTGTATAACATATGTGTATTTTGGGTTACCTGTAGAGTTCCCATTACTATCCATAACAGTAACTTGTATTGCTCCATCAGTTCCTCCTTGTGTGCTACAATGTGTAACGTAATCTATATTTAATTGTAAATTGTTACAATCTGTACAACAAGCTCCATTATTCCAAGTAGCTAATTGAGGATTAGCAATATAATTAACTCCATTGACATTTGTTAAATCAGTACTTGAACAATCTACATATGTAAATCCATAGTAATCAGATGAACCTGAATCTATACAAGCATCAAATGCTATTGGTGGTGGTGGAGCTCCTGTACAATCTGGAGTATTTTCTGCAAATACATGTACAGTACTAAATCTAAAATTATTTCCTCCACCCATATAAGGGTTAAAAGCTTGAAGAGGCGCTTGATAAATAGGAACTGTTAATTGACTTTCTGCGTATTGATAAGAATTTCCTGATATATTTTGATCTAACCAAACTTCAGGAGATAGCCCATTAACAAGCGTGTTTCCATGAAGATTAGATATAATTCCTTTATAATGTTGCTCTCCTACTACATTTTCTGCGGGTGACCCTACAGGTCCAAAATCAAAAGGACCATCATTACTATCGTAACTAAAATCATAAAATCTATAATTATTCCAAGTAGTATTATTAAAATATCCTTCAGAAACATTTGGTCCAAAATTTGTATTACCTGGTAAAGGATTTATACCATTAGGAATTACTTCTTCAAAAAATCCTGCAAAAATATAACTTGAATGTTGATTACCTGAATATGTTACATAATTTAAAGATTCAGATGTAAGAGTAGGCCCACCTTGTAATGCACTGTCTCCTTCACATGAGTCAGCCCTAGTACTATCCATATAAACTTGATGACTTGCACCATTCATATCTAAATAAGCAGCTCCTGGAAGTAATACTTGAAAATCTTTAAAATCTCCACTTGACCAAATAACTCTTATTTCACGATAAAATCCTAATTCTGGTAAAGCTGAGCTATTATTTTCATATTCAATATAAAATCTATTTGTTGCAGGATTACTATTTATAACTAAACTTTCTCCAAAAGCTAATGATAAAGTTTTAACTTGGAACCCATCATCATAATTAATTCCTACTGGAAAATTATATTCAGGTTGACCAGATAAAACAGTACCCTGTGCGTCTGTATGATATGGTGCTCCTGATCCTGGATTAGTTATATCACAAATAGCAATTACAGAATCAAAATATGAATTAACTACAAGTGAACCTGTGTTATGATCTTCATCAACTACAAACTCATTAACATAAATTCTTATAAATGAAGAATTACCACCTCCGTCCATGTATGGACCTGCATGTAATTGTATATGTTTAGGTGAGCCAGCTGGTGGAGGTGATCCAAAACTTTGGCTCATTCTCCCCATTGTAGTTTGGTTAGGATTACCTACATAAGGTTGTACTCTTAAATATTTTCCCCCTGTACCACTTACTGCCTGTCTTGCTTGAGAACTTTCTGAAGAGCTAGTATTTTCATTTGATTTTTGAGAATTTTCTCCTGATGAAGATTCTTGTCCTCCATCGCCACCTCCAGATTCCTCAGCAGCTCCCATATCATAAAAAATTGGAAATAATTTAAACATGTTTTATTTTTTTAGCAGTCACACCCGCAACTATTATCACAAACTTCTCTTGCTTTAGTGTATTTATTATGTGCGTCGGTTATATAACCAGTCATAAAAGGTTGGTTAGAAATAGTATTTGCTTGATTAACTGAATATTCAGCTGATTTTAATAGTAGCATAACTTTTTGAGCTTTTGCTAATGTTTTAGAACATCTTGCACAATCACAAGAACAGTCAATTAATTCGTTTGTTAGTTTAGCAAGACAGCAATCAATATCACAATGTAATATTGTAGTTTGTCTGTCTTTCTCTGCTCCATTAATAAAGGAGACTACGGTTACAACACCTCTGTCTTGTGTAAGATCAGCTGTAAAAAAAGGTATACTAAGAACACCACTTGTAGCAGTAACACTAAAAGATGGTGATGATATACCTAAAATATTTTGCCCTTGCGCATTTAAAATTGCAAAGGTTAATGCAGTAGTAGTACTAGCACTATAATAATCTGCAATTATATTTATTTGATCGCATGAATTAGATGCAGATACTTGTAAACTCATAGTTTATATTTTAAAAGTTAAAAAAAAAGACCAGCAGGGGGACAATGCCCCCTGATAGTCTTAATTAAATTTGTTGATTTTACTCGTCAGCTTCTGTTACATACTCTACGTGTAAGACAGCATCACTACCACCACTGAAAGTTCCAGTAGTAGTTAGTTTTAACTCTCCTGCAGCAGCCAGTTTGTTAGCTGTTAACGTAAGAGCATTGTAATCTGCAATGCCAGAAAGTGCTAGTACATCCATTAAGTTTGTAGTTCCAGAACTAAGTCTAACATTTGTTCCGCCTGCTAGTGTAGTTATTTCGCTTAAATGTGCGCGAAGAACTAAAGCTCCTTGTGGTAAGAACACCCCACTTCCCCCTGTAGGGTAAGAAGCTGCTCCTGTTATAACTCCAGTTCTAAAAGAAGCTGTTTTTACATTTGATAATTTACTCATTTTGTTTTATTTTTTATATTAATATTATAAGTTAACAGGAGCAAAATTAACAGATGCTAAATATCCATTTAATACTGACTCTAATGCACCAGTCAAAGCTGCTGTAGCAGGGTCAAACGCAATATTTACTTCAATTAAATTATCTACTCCGTGAATTTGTGACGCTGAAGAACCATCTTTAGTAGCTGCAATAGTATACATATCGTATGCTGTTCCAGTTATAGAAGTGTCTGCAGGAGTATTTGGAAGGTGTCCTCTAAAGTAGTATCCGTATTGGTTACCTTTTTGATTATCTTCCATTTTTCTTACATAAAATCCATCACCAGTTCCTTGAGATCCAGCTGTAGTATCTGAAAATATTGTAACTGTTCCATTAGAACCATCCATTCCTGTTGCTCCTCTCATTTCAACTAACTCATCTTGAACTGATCCGTCTGCTTTTGATGCTCCTTTTGTAAATCCAGTAACATCAATATCACCATTATTATCTGTAACAGGTCCGTTTACCCAATGAGGTAAATCTGCATCAATAGCTACTTTGAAAGCAGCAGATTGAACAGTAGCAGTAGCTCCAGCTGCAACAGCAATTTCATATGATTTCATTTGAAATGGTTCAGCACCATTAGTCATGTTAATTAATTTTAACTCGTGAGTACCTGCCGCTGTAGCATTAACAGCTTGAAAGTCTATATTAAAAACTTGTGCTTGTTGTGCTGCTGCGCTTTTACCGCTCCAGTTAATTACATCTTTACCGTAAATCCAAGGACTTACAATATCTCTTGTGCCAGTTCCTTGTACAATTCTAAATTGTGCAGAATCAGCGATTGTGTCTCCAGCTACCATTGCAGTAGGTCCGGACGCACTTAATTTTTGGATTTCAACTGCTTTGTTATCTAGAATACCTGCTGCTGTTCTAGCTACTGCTACGTTGTTTCCAATGTATAAATGTCTTGCCATTTTTTTATAATTTTTTAATTATTATTATTATTCATTCTTATTTACCTCTATTTGTTGCGTTGAATATCGTGGATCTCCGATCCCTTCAAGTATACTTGCAACCGTCATGTCCACTATCTCTTGATGACAGTGTTCGGGTAATTCACAACTAATCCCCAAAGATAACGAAATCTTAGAGGGTTTTCTTATGTAAGTTATTTTAACCGCGTCTATTATAAATATATCATTCGTGTACAAATCTAGTGCGTTACCACGTATAGTATATAAAGGGTCTGTATATTTTGTTGTATTAAAAGGATCTGTTAATAAAGTAAATATATCATCATGTTGAATAAATGTACTACCTGATGAAACTTCTGTTGGATCCTGTAAAGTTCTTTTAGCCCCAAGAAATGCTTGAGAGTATTGTAAACCTATATTTTGAAATTGTGTTCCTGCTGAGTCTACATGTGCAAGACTTGTTACTGTACCTATTGACCCATCCCAGTTTAACCAAGGATGTACATCTGGATTAGGTATTATAATAAATGATCCTGGATAATTTAAATCTCCATATTGTTCCCAATAAATATTAAAACCTATTCCTGGGTTTTGTATAATATCTTCTCTAACTGCATTTGAATCTTGAGGAAATATATAGTTATTATTATTTTGCCATAAAATAGCTTGTCCTAACGTTAAATTAGTAGCATCCTCAAACATTACAAGAGAATCAGCTATAGCAGTATTTCCATTTAATACTACATTTGCTAAAGACATAGTAAAAAACTGTATAGGCTCAGCTTCTTCTAAATCATAAGTAATACGAGTACAATTATCATTAATATGTGATCTTGTTAATGTACTTACTAAATATAAATAATCATATGGGAGAGAAAAAGAATCTATATGAAATTTAGTTCCTAAAGCTTCTTTATAATTTGTTGGAGCTTCATACTCTCTAACTAAAGATCTTAAATCGTCAATTCTTTTTTGAGACTCTTCAAATCCTTTTCTATATTTATTATTTTTACCATACTTTGTATTAATAAATCTCATCTGAGACTTATTTAACTCAATATCTATTTCTTCTCTTAAAAGCAAATCAGCTTGGAGTGAATTTATTTTATCCACTCCTTGCTGTATTGCTAAATGCATTTCGTTTACATTCATATTATACTAATGATAGCTCTTTTAATTTAGCTCTTAATATTGATAATTTACCAGAATTCTTTTTGTCTTTTAAAAATACAATTGCGTCATCTAGTGTGTCTCCAAGTGTTTCGTCAATAAAAATTACTTGGTTTCCTATCCTTCTTAAAACTGCAGCTGATACCATTTCTTCGATTTCAGATTTTAGTTCTAAATTTTTATCTGTGACAATTCTAATAAACTTCTTTGGATTTTCATTTTTAAGTTCATATAAAGAATTTTCAATTTGATCTTGTGTTAATCTATCAGGATTAGCGCTAGACATTAGTCTTAACACTCTTGCCATAGATTTTTCATTAGCTGAAATTTTAATAAATTCTTTATCTGCATCTTTTCTAAGCTGAATTTTATTATTTTTTACTTTGTCATCTCTTGTAAGATCTTGAATGTAAAACTTTTTCTCAAAGTTACTATCCATTTCTTCTTTAGTCATAGCTACATGTGGATGTTTTAAAGCAAACCTGTATTTAATATAATCCATTATACTAATAGGGTTTTCTTCATCATCCATTCCTATTTCAAGTTCTACACCAGTAAATCCAATTGGTATTGTTATTTCTGCCCAAAATTGTTTAGAATGTTTAGGCCAATCATTATGTTCAGGATTAACATCTAATATCCCTTCCATATACCTCTTTTCTTCTTTTGTTGTAAAGCCTTTTAAAGGTTGTCTATTTACATAAACACTACTGAGCTTATATATAGCTTCAGCTCTTACTGCTTTAGGCAAATGATTTAATAATTCTTTTTGCCTGATTGTTACTTTTTTACTCATAATATAGTTCTTTTAAAGTTTAAATTAGGTGGGTGTAAAGAATAACTCCCCGTATTTATAATTAATTAAAATTATGGGGGATTTCTCCCCCACAACCTTAATCAAAAACCAATATATAGACGCAAATTAATGCCTACGTTAAGATGCCGTACAAGTGATGTCTAATGAAGTATCAAATCTCTTAAGAGCGATACCTGCAGTTTTCAACATATGTACAGACGCCCCGTCCACATCAGAAGCTCTGGATGAAGATGAATCAAATCCTCTAGGGACTACTGATCCAGCTACACACCATCTCATTGCCTCACGACCTTTCTTATTAATCATTTGAAGATTATTTTGTCCATCATAATTTGACTGATCAACAAATACCATTCTGTATGATTCAAGAGAGTATCCTGTAACAGGGTGTTTTGCACGAGCTTGCGCTACAGCACCGTGATCAAATAATGGTAATTTTACCACATTGATTGCGTGTCCGTCTACATGCTCGTAGGAAGTGAAGTATCCAGTCATACCTAGGTTACGTCCTGAACCTGTGATAAATCTGTTTTCTCCACCAATTTTCCAAGAACCTGCAGCTCCTGAAAAATGATTTTTAAGAGCTTCATCGAATTCTCTTGCACCACCAGTACCAGTATATAAAGTTACTTGTTTAGTTGCTGCATCTGTCATTCCGTAGAATAAGTCTCCGATAATGTTCTTAAGTTTAGTTTCAGTCATTGTAGAGTAAGTGTCAGTATTGACGATTTGCTCTAAAAGACCTGGGCCTACAATTACTGGCTGTCCGTTTTCATCTTTCATGAAAGTTTGACCATTTGAATCGTAAGTTTTTTGTCCGTACCAGTAGTACATTTCACATTCTTCTTTAAAATCTAACATGTGTAAGTACTCTTCGTAGTCCATCCAAAGTTTAGTAGTAGATCCTCCTTTAGTTGGTAAAGAAAATTCTGCTACAAAATCTTTTGCATTTCCAGACATGTGGTAAGATTTTCTAACTGTAGTTAGTTTATTTCTTACTTTACCTGGAGTTTCCCAATTTGAAGCATTTCCTCTAGAGAAATCAACTCCTACTGGTGCATACATTTGTGCAAAAAGTGATCCTGCAGTAACATCCGCTGCTGCGATTGTTGCTGTTGCTGCTGGGTTAACTAATTGTAAAGTGTACTTCCAGTTAGAACCAATTGCTTCAGGCTCTTTCATAATACGTGCTTGAATACCTGATTGAGATACTAATACGTATGGGAATACAAAATGTTTATCAGGAAATTCCAACTCGAAAGTTGCTCCTCCTAATCCTACATTTGATGTTGTTGCTGGTGTTGCTACTACTGGTCTCGTTCTTAATCTATGTGTTGCCACACGATACTCATATTCTAAGCGATCAATAGACTTTGTGTTACCAACACCTTCCGTTAAGAAAGATAGTGGGAATCTTTTGTCATCTTTACCTGCTAAATGAGTAATAATTGGAGACAGTTCAGTAGGTTTAGACAACAATGCATTTGATAGACTATTCATGTCTGTCATTTGCGAGTCATTGTAAAACGTTTTTTGAACGCTTATATTTGTTCCATTTACTGCCATTTTATTATAATAATTTATTAGGGTTCCTATCTCCCTGTTTAGGAATTAGTTTTAAATATTAAGATCTAAACTATCTAAATCAAAACTTTTACTTCTTCTTGATTGTTTACGAGCACTTTTTACAGTTTCTTCGTTTTTAGATATTTTTTCCCTCAATGTTTTCGTAGCCGTTGTTTTAGCTTTTTTGTTAATAATCTGCTCTAAATTAAATCCTTTATACATTAAATAATCTATAGCTAATTTTTTATCCATTTCAGCTTCAGAGTGATCTATATCACGCTGAGTGTAACCTTCTTTGTTTACTGGCTTCGAGAGATAGTTAAAGAATTTTGTTTTTTCTCTTTCTGGAACTTGCAAACCTGCAAATTCTTTTGATTCTTTAATTGTCTCTTGCACTCCATTCCAAAATTCCATTTGCTTTTGTTGCGCTGCTTGGGAATCTTGTTGTTGACGTGCTACTAGGTTCTCTTTCTCTTGAGCTTGAACTTTACCTAAAGCTTGCCTAGCTGCTTCTGCTTTAGTGTGTAGTTTTCCAGAATCTTCATAATCTCCAATCATTTCTTTTACAAATTCTTTATCATGTCCTTTTTGTTCAAAATAATCAGATAAAATTGCTTTTTGACTTCTTGAGTCATCTTCTGCAAGTTCTATTTGATTGTAATCTAAAGTAGGATCATAAGCATTCATAAATTTTTGAGATTCTCCTCCAGCTAAAACATAATCTAAATGTTTTTTAACTAGTGGGAATTTTTCAAGAACTTCATCAATTCTATCATCTGCCATTTGAGAAGCTACATCTTTAGTCATTTCTGTTAAACCTTCAGTTGTGTCATCATACTTTCCTTCATAGCCTAAGCTACTTAGTATTTCTGATACAACTGTAGAGTCAGATTCTACTTCTTCAGTATCTTTATCTTTTTCTTCTACTTCCTTTTCTTCTACTTCTTGCTCTTCAGACTCTTCTTTTTCATTATCTTCAATGTTTTCAAGTTCAGATTCTGGTTTTTCTACTTCTTCTGTTACTCCTTCAATAGGGTCTATTTCATCAACAGCCTCCATTGCAACTCCATCACCAATGACATCGTCAAAGGTAATATCGTCTAATTGTATTTTTTCATTTGGGTCCATATATATATATTGTTTTAGGTTACAAAGTTAATATTTAATTTAATTGGTTTTTACTTGTCTATAGTTTTATTTTTCCTTTTATTGTATAACACTTGCTGTATTTTTTTAATGCTTATATCCTCCTTTTTTAAAGTTATATGACAGTCCTGCGTTATAGCTAGGCCTGCTTCCTGTTTGGTAATTTACCCCTGCATTAGCGGTAAAATTATTTTTTGTGTACTTACCAGAGAGTCCAAAAGACCCTCCTAAATTTACAGTAGGGCTACCATACTTAGAAAACTTAGTATTATTTGCGTTCCACCCAACTTCACTATCGATACCCATATTAGCTTGTAAATTTAAATTTTTATTATTTATAAGTGTAGGATTTGTGTAAGCATTAAAATATTCTGAAGCATCAGATCCAATCTGTTCAAGTCTATTGTCAGATATACCATCATTTACTTTTTCATAAGCTTTTGTAGTATATCCACTTATTCCTCCTTTTCTAAATTTCTTTTTAGTATTAGCTCTCCATTTTTTTAATTCTAAGGCTTTCTTATCATCAGGTAAATTGTCATAAGTATATTTTACAGTTTCTTCGCCTCCTTTTGTTTGAATTTTGTAAGTAAAAACTCTTTTATGATTTTTTCCCCAAAATTCAAATATTTCATCTGAAGTTGGAGAAGTGTCATCATTCTTAACTAAATCATAAAATGCTTTAGATGAAGATGTATTTTTATTCATTTTATCTCCTAAAAATAGTCCATCTTGATCTTCTCTAGATAAAGTTGAAAAATCTGGACTTTCTTTTTTACCTTCAGTATATACAGTTGGAAAATTACTAAAAGATCTATTTGTAGAATCACGAGTAAACGAAGCGTTTCTATTCATAGCAGTACTACCTCCTTGCTTACTCCCTATTTCATATTGATAAGCCCCTCTTGCAGGACCATCATAAAATCCAGTTTCTTTATTTCCTGAAACTTGTATTGCATCATCTACATTTTTAGATTCATGTTCTGCAACAACCTGCATTACATTATTTACATAATTAGTATCTACTTTATTTGTGTCGTGTAGAAAATGCATCATGCTTTGTCTATAACTTGTTTCTTTTCCAGTAGTTGCTTTTTTGGTAGGCTTTGTTGGGGGTTTAGTATAATCAAGTTCTAGTCTTTCTTGAGGGTCATCATCAAATCCTCCAAGTTTTTTTTGATTTGAATATACTCCTGCTCCTACACCCATTACTGGCATTATAGCAGGAAGTTTGTTCATTTCGTTTGATAATAAAGTAAAATTCTTTTTTGTATTATCCATAAAATTAAGGATACGCGTATTACTTGAATAACTTTCCTCCATAGGATTTAATACTCCAGAAGGTCTTACTTTATATATTGTTTTTGCACGATCTAATAGCTCAGGACTTATGTTTTGATAATAATTGTTAATTAATTTATCATCTAACATTTGTTGTCTTAACCCATGAATATATGCAGATGGCTCTTGCCCTGATTTTTTAAAATAGTTGTATGCGCTTTTATTTTCTGGACTTAAATTAGAACTAGGTTTAATACCTTTTATAAGTCTTTCATCCATAGCTAACTGTCTACCTCCTTGAAATACATGTCCAAATTCATGTGCAGCAACTCTGTTACCGCTTGTGCCTGTATATTTATTTCCTAATGTTACTGATCCAGGATTTACTTTTCCTCCTTTTATAGTTGGTTTAGCAAAATTAAATGGACTAGACGTATCTAACACAGGGTCTCCATTTTTTAAAAACAAATCATCATAATTTGTTGGTCCTTTCCTATAAACTGCATTATTAAAATGATAAGAATCATTTGCAATATTTTCTATAGTTTTATTTTCACCAAAAACACCTCCAGCAATTTCTGCATTTCTATTTGTAGTAAGTATTACTTCTAATTCTTTAGCTTCTGCATTTATTTTAGCTTGACTTTTAATTATAGCTTCATCTCCGTTTCCATAACCTATTTTTCTTAAATAGTCTATTTCTTGATTTAGTAATCTTTTTTGACCTTCTTTACTAGCTATATTTTGTGAGTATGCATCTCTAATCTTTTCTATACTTACAGCACCATCTTCAAATTCTTTTAAAAATGCTTTTTGTCCTTCTTTTGTTTTAATTAAATTTCCTGCTGCTCCTTTAGATGTTGGATTTACTACTTTTACTTTACTAAAGTTTGAACTATTAGGGAGCATGTCTTTTAGCATTTCTTTACTAAAAACTGACATATCTGCTACTTTATTTTTAATTGCAGTCCCAACAGTAGTATTCCCAGCTTTAGACATAACTTTTCCTGCAGAACCTAAAATAACGTCATCTAAAAGTCCTGGTATTCTTGCACCTGCTGATGTTACTTTCATACTATTTACTAAAGGAATAGGTGTAGCAAGACTTAAAATAGTTTCACCATAATTTTGACTATTTTGTTTAACTGTATTAGATTGATTGTTTTGATTAGACGCTCCTGAAATCCATTGCTTATTAGGATTATTACCTATTAAAGGATCGTAAATAGTACCAGTATTTTTTTGAGCTGCTAGTCTTATCATTTTTTCTTGCTCAGTCTCAGGTTCTATTATTGTTGGGATGTTTACAGGAGCAACAGCTGTAGAAGAAGCTTCTGCTGTATGTAATCCTCCATGAGATTTTACTCCACCTGTTTTTAATAACTGTGGTTCTGCGGATCCGTTAGGTAAATCTTGTATTTGTGGGGCTGTGTTACTAAAACTATTAACTAATGAATTTGTTCCAATTTCAGGAGTTTGCATATCTACATTAGTAACTGGTTCAGGACTTGATGGAGGAATACTAGGAGGTTCAGGTTGTGCTTGCTGCATTTCCTGTTGTGGTTGTTCAGGCATAGTAGGATTACCTTGGAGAGCAGCCATAATGTCCCCAGATCCAGATGATTTTACCTGTTCAAGTATTGACCTTCTATCTTGGTTTGTTAGCATTAGTCTGTGCTATATCTTTTTTACTTAAAATATCTTCTCGTTTAATTTGATTATCTTGTAAAGAAGATTCCATTTTCATATCTAGTTCTCTTTCTTTTAATGCTAATTCAGCTTTTTTAATTTCAAATTCTTGAATTAATTTTTCTAAATTAAATGCTTTACCTTCTGCATCTTGTTTAACTTCTGCACCTATTAAAGCAATTTCAATATCTTTTTGTCTGTCTTTTTCTTTTTCAAGATTTTCAGCTTCTGCCATCATTTGTTGTGCTTGCAATTGTTGTTGCTGTTGTTCTTGTTGAGCTTGTTGTTGAGCTGCTTCTAATTCTTCAGTTGCTTTATCTGCAAGTTTAAGATTCTTTTTAATTTCACTAAAACTATCAGAATCTAACATCTCAGCTATATCTCCAGGCTTAGCACCATTCTGCATCATTGATTGTGTTAATGCTTTAATGTTTTGTAATTTTTCTTGGTCTTTACCTGCATCAGAAACAAATATACCATAGTTAGTTTCCATGTGTTCCATACTGTTTACATCTAGATAGTCTGTAGTTCCATCAGGCATTACAAACATTCCTTTTTTACCAGTTAACCATGCTTCTTTAGAATAATCTAATAATGCTTGAAAATCTCTTTGTTCCATTCTTTCAAACTTTCTAAATAGATCTTCTGTAATATGTGATGATTGTAATATAGCTTGTTGTGAAGATGCTTTACCTTCATAAGCTCCAATCTCACCTTGTCTTTGTCTACTTACACCAGATATTTTTTCCCACTCCATTAATATAGAGTCTAGTAACTGTATATATTGTCCTATAGTTTTAATAGACATATCCATAACAGATTGATGTTGTGGATTAAGTTGTATACCTTCTTTGTTATAATCTACCCATGCAATACCTGTACCTTCTACATAGTACATGAATTTGTCCATATCCCATTTTTTAGGGATCATATTAATATCAAATTGAGCTATTATATCTTTACTCCTTGCTATTGCAAGTTCTAATCTATATTTATAGATATTATAATTTAATTGGTAAGGTATCCCTAATTTAACTAGAGATATATTTTTAGAATTTGTATCTGAGTATCTTCTCCCATTAATTGGTAATTTACATTTAGATGGATTATCTATAGATAACCTTTGATTAAGAATAGGATTAATATTTATATATATTCTCCCATCTATTCTTGTACCTTCCCAAACTTCATTTACCCAAGTCCATTCTAACTTAGCTCCTTGTTCTTTTAGCTCTAAAGGCATTCTAAAACCGTCTTCAACTTCTACTTCTTCCATGCCTCCTGTTTCTGGATCCATATATGTTAAAAATCCAATTCTTTTTCTAGATTTCCAATATACATTTACAACTTCAATTAATCTATTTCTAAATGCATTTGAATTTCTATTTGAAGCATTAGCATGTAAAAAAGAAACATCACTTTCAGAATGTGTTGGCTCTTCAAGTTCTAATACCTGTTGTTCTGATAAGCTATCGTAATAAGCATCAATAACTGTAGATGCATGTACATATTTTCTAACTAGTGCCCAATCTCCATCTTCTACAAACTCTAAATCCGGGTCAAGATCATAATCTACATCTAAAGGATTTAATACTGAGTAATATGGTTCTCCACTTCTTACTCCTCTTTGTGTATAAGCTTCTCCAGTTACTAAATAGTGAAACCAAGCTTTTTGTATTTTATCATAAACTTCTTGTTCTTGAAATACATAATTTAAAGTTTTTTGACCTAATACAGCTCTATTATCTACATAAGAACCTTCAAACATATCTGCAATATGCTTAGGAGTTGGTATCTCATCCATATTAGCACCTACATCTACTCCTTGTGCTTGTACTTCTTGTAAAAAACTTTGTCTTAAATTTTCTGCAATAGATTTAGACTTTTCCATTTCTTTCATAGAAAGAGAATCTGCATTTTGTACTGTAACAGTATAATTGAGAGGTCTTTTAGATTTTTCCCCTAGAAGAAGGTCAATTATGGGTTTAATTATGGGGTAGTTACGCATTTCAGAAGGAAAATTCTTACGGCTTTTGCCATAAGGTTTCAATACGTAATTATAATCTCCCTCATCAATTACACCGTTATAGTAATCATATAATATTTTAAGGTCATCCTTTTGTTTTGAATGTGAGTGACCTGAATTAGAAAGATCTATAAATGCCTCCACACATTCTTCTCCCCATTTCTTATTCTTCTTGTTAATCGAGAGCTTTTGTCTCGGTATTTTATCGTATCCCATAATTTACAAATTTACTTATTTTTTACCTTATTTTTAGCCTACTGTTAATTACAATACTAGTATTATAGATATACCACTATAGATAATTACATATATCATATAAGCTATATTTTAAAGTTAATTCTTGACCTGCTTCTATTTTATGTAGCGTTTTTAATTTTTTATAATGGTAATCATGATTATCTTCTATCAATTCACAATTTGCTTTTTCACTATGATTAATAAAACCACCTAAAGGTGTTCTTATAAAATTGTGTTGAAATTCTGGGTCATACACATGACTAATACCTATAACTACCTCTCCCGGAATATCTTCTTTGGCTAGGATCCCTACTCCGTGAATGTCTGATGGTCCTATCGTTAAGTATTCTGGTAGAGGGTTATAAGGTTCTTTTTCTTCGCATTTTTCTTTCATATTAATAATAGTTTTGTTGAAACCATTTATCTGTAGATCTATCTTCTAATATATCTTTAACTTCAGTGTTATATAATTCTCTTGTATGGTACATGCCTATCATAAATGACATCACACGGTCAAAATTTCCTGAATGATTAAATTTAATTAGTTCTGTTAACAGAGCTGGATCATATATTTTGTGCAAATTTAGTAATTTTTTTCCAGTTTCGTCTTTACTCCTAACTGTATTAAGCCAATCCCTTATATATATCTCACCTTGACGCTTACGTGCCTCAGTCATATGCATACCATATTGACGCTTTACAGTTTTACTTCTTAATTCTTTTTTATCTAACATTTCAAACTCTTCTTGCAATTTATGCATTTTTCTAAACCTTTTTGCATAAGCTATTACTTCTCCTCGATCATTTTCAAATCCTATCTTACATCCATAATAGTCTGCTAACATAAACAAATTTCTATTATAATCATCTTGTGTATGCGGTCTACCAACATATGATGCTACAATTATATCATCAGGTTGAGATAAATTGTTAGGTCTTTTTAATACATAAGCTGATCCTAAAGACATAGAGTCTGCAGATTGATTTTGTCCATATGGATCATGACAAATTACATATAAATTCATAGGAACTTGCTGTTCTTGATTTTTATAAGGAGCTTCATATATTACAACTGCTCCTGTTTTATCATCATCCTTTCTATGTGGGTATTTAACTATAGGTCTTAAGTCTCCATCTATTTTAAACTTAACTTTTCCTTTTTTATCATGATAAAAAGTACCTGCTGTACCTATAGATTGTAAATTTCTTGCTTTTACATTATTATACTGTTCTTGCAATGATGCAATATCAAATAAATTAGCAGTAACTTGTAATGTAGCTTCTTGAGGAGAAAAAGGATGCTCAGCTATATATTGGTCTAACGATTTTGCATCTGCAGCACCCTTCTTCTTTTCCCTCATTTGTTCTTCGTACTCTATAGCTTCTTGTGCTATAGAATTACCATCTTCATCTATAAATCCATCTAAGTTTTTTTGTATAGGTATAAAATATCCACATTTTGTACCCATAGCTCCTTCATCCCATACATTTTCATAGTCCATACAGTCATATGCTGCTGGATTGTAAAATATTTCTTCCATAGCTTCAAAATCAGAACCTTCTGTACCACCTGTACCAAATGCTACCATCATTCCTAATGTTTTAGAACCTTGTCTCATTGTAGGCATTGTTACTTCCCATGCTTTTAATAATCCTGGGAAAGAACCTGCTTCTTCAAAGAACACTAGCTCCCCTGCTTTACCCCTTACTTTATCTGGGTTATCTTTTAGTGATACTCCTATAATTTGAGACTTCATACCCATTTCTATCTCTAATCCGTTTACTTTTTTCTTGTATCCAGACATTTTATGCATTTCTCTATCTCTTAAACGTGGTTGAGCCCATGCTGTGTGATCATCTATAAAAGATAAAAACTCCCAAGCTTTTGAGAGTAGTCCATCACCAATTAAGAATTCTTTAGAAGATGCAAATACAAAGTTTTTACTATTTCTAACAAAAAAGTAGTTTCTAGCAAGCATTGATCCAGCTTTGTAAGAGTATCCCTTACGCCTTGCTTTTAATACAATCATATGTTTGTTTGATGCCCTTGCTTTATCTATCTCATGGAAATACTGATAGTCTCCATCATAAAATCTAGGGAATGTACGTTCACGTCTAGCTTGTATTGTACCATCTGGCATTAACTCATCTACAGCTCTATCAATTGGACAATAGTTTAAATAAAAATAGTGGAATCCAGTAACATGTAGTTCATCTACAGTGTAACCATACATACATCTCTTTTGCTCTTCGTCCCAAAACTCATAATACTCTCTAGTACCAGGTAATGCAGCTGTGTAATGTCCGTATTCTATAAATTTAACCGCGGAGGCTCTGACTCTATCAGTGTTTTTGAGCATTTATTCTTTATTTTAAGTAGTGCCGCACATTTTTCATATTCTTCATAGTTTGTAAAATGTTCTATTAACATATCTAATATATCTGCAGATCTACCATCATTTACAAGAGGATCAAATGGTAAAGGGAAACTTTCTAATTCTTTACTCTCTAAATCATAATAAATATCATCTAAAGTTTTCTTTTTGGTTATTAGCATATAAGCATTTTCCATTGCTTCATTATAAAGTTCTATATCTTCTAAAAAATCCATTACATACTATATTTATTTACTTCAATGCCACCTCTATTTGTATTAGCGGCTTGTTCTTCTTTTTTAACTATTTCTTCTAGGCTTCTAAGCCCATCTACTACTTTACCCATCTTTTCTAGATTATTAATTAAATCTTTTGCATGAAAAATTGGTCTTCCATTATCATCTGCAGTAGTTAAGTCTATATCTCTAAAATATCTCTCTAGTTTTATTATAGATTCTCTAGCAGCTCTTAATAATCTAACTGCTGAGGTTTCTATTAACTTATCATACTTTTCACAAGCTGCTAACACTTTAGATGAAGGTTTAAAAGTATTATCTTGTCCAAATATACTATTTTTTACTTCAATTACACGTTGTTCCCATTCATATACAGAAAAAGGGGATTTATGATCCATTGTAAAGTAAACAAAAGCAAGTTCTTGCACTGTTAAAGTTTTAAACTCTATAATAGTTAAAGCATATCCACTTAGAACAGCTTTATTATTAACTATGTGTATTAAATCATCTCTTAGACTCATCTTTCAATTTATTTATATGTTTTACCCTATTAGGATTTACAGAAAATTTTCCAAAATATGGGAGACGTACCATTTCAAATTTACCTGCTTTCATTACTTTTTCTACAAATTTAAATTGATGATTTATTATCTCTTCTATTTTTTGTAAAGGTAGATTATGCTTTGTTGCTATTATTTGCACTATTGCTTTCTTGTCCCACGCCATCTAATATTTGTTTTTTCCATCTTGTTGGTTTATCTGGACATGTGGTTGTTTTCCATTTAGCTTTATGCTCTAATAAACATCCGCATAATCCACATCTCATTATAGGTTTTTTTAAATGCTCACAGGTATTGCAAGCACCTAACCTTTCTATATAATCTTCTGTTGATACATTAGGGGAACCATTTGCTATATATGTTTTTATTTCAGATGCAAAAGTTTTAACCATAGTAAAAATACTAGGTGTTGGTTTTCCTAAGCTATTCATAGTAATTAACTTTAATAGTTAATAGTGCTCCATTTTTATCTTGAAGTATTATAATCTCCATATCTCCTATTTCAAAATATGAAGGTACTATGTTTTCTAATGTTCTCATCATTTTTTATTTATTATTACTTCTACAAAAGATGTATTAGGATTTAAAAAAGGATTTAAAGTATATGTACTATTATTATTTTTTAAAACTCCTTTATCTTTAAATCTTTTAACATAATTATTTAAAGTATTATAATCTTTTAATCCTACTATTCGTGCTACTTCTTTTTTATTTTTTACACTACAAAAGTTATCTTCATTAGTTATATCTTGAACATCTATAAAAGCAGATAAAATTTGCATTCCTTTTTCTGTTAAATTAAAAATACCATTCCATAATTGTATGTATTTATAAGTACTATTTATAACAAGGGTTATTTTTTTCCTAGTTTCGTTTTTCTTTGTCATTTTCTAGTATTTTAATTAAACCATCTTGGGTATGTAAAGGTTTAGCGTTTGCAAACTTCCTATATTCTTCAGGAGAGTATATAAGTTTTACTTCTTTTACTAAATCTTCTGCGTATTTTACTACCCATCTACTTGAGTAGTGCATTTTATTTTTTTTAAGGTGTGCTAAGTAATTCATTTCTTAATTATTTTAACTGTTCCATTTGTATTAATTTCAATAACAGATGTCTTAGATTGTTTATTAAATTCTGTAACATATGGTGATATATCTGTACGAGTTACCATAAATGATAAAAAAACTTGCAGTTCTTTAAGAAGACGGTCAGTTTTTTCTTGACTTTCAAGAGATATTATCTTGGAATCTATTAAAGCGTGGTAATCTTCTAAATTTAATGTTACTTGACCTTTTACCACTTACCTAAAATCTGGTGTTCTGATATAGTTAAGTATAACTTTTTATCAATCTCTACTATTGCAGCTTCTGCTCTAGGATCTACCATTACAGTATCTCCTACCTCTACAAATTGGCAATGAGGACCAACAGCTAAAGCTTCTAATACGTTAGATTTTTTTGAGTTTTGTAAGGCAGTTGCCTCATCAAGGATAATTCCTGATTCTGTTTCTTTAATTACTGGGTTTGGTAGTACTATCCAGCTTCCACTTGGTTTAAAATTCATGTCTATATATTTTTTGACAAATATATAAATTATTTTTTTACAATTCCAAATGTTTAGAAAATTATTTTTTTCTTAAGGTTGCTTCAGTTCTTATTAAGTTAGGAAATCCTTTAAAGCTCACGTCTGCTTCTTTCATGTATTTCCCACATTCACATTTAGATTCAACTGTCCGCACCTTTCCGTCAATAACTTTAATAGTTAAAGTAGATAGTTCTTTTGATTCCCCACATTCACATATATATTTAGGCATTGTAATTTGAATATAGTTATCCCCCTTCAGGTTTTTGTTTCAAGTTTGATTTCGTTCTAACAGTGCTCCTAACGGACCCAAGGATACTAAGACTGATGTTAATTCACCGCACACTTTACTTATGTGCAATGTACCCTAGCTAGACTTTATACTTTAACTCTTTTGTAACTACCGGAGAAAATCTCACTCTTATTTAGAGTTACCAATCCGATGTCTTTTCCCTTGTCTGGTTACCGAGGGATGATATTGTTACAGTGCAAAGATATAAAAACTTTCTATCAAAAAATAAAATTACCCTAAAATTTTTTTTAACAGGGTTTGTGAACGTATGAACCAACACAATCAAAGACCCCCGCTATGTAACGCACTTAAAATACCCCGCATTGGAGTATTGGTGTAAAAACATATTCGTCCTATGGATACTAATCTAATCACAGCTACACTAAAATACTTCTCAAAGTCTGGGAAGTCTGCGTTCATCACTACATCTTCTAATGCATTCTCTATGGATAGCGTTGCTGGTTATGTGAAGTCAGCTCCTATTTTAAATATCTTACCAGGAGATAACTTTGAAATGCCTTCAGGATTCAGCCTCGTACAGATGCTAGATGAGGATGGTACTCCATTCACTACTAAGAATGGTGAAGTTCGTATGAAGTTTGTTTGGTAAAGTAAGGGACTTTGTCCCTTTTATACACCACAATCAAAACAAACACGGTCAAAGACACTTGCTATGTAATGCAAAGTTTGTAAGTGTGTGTGCCAGCCACTATGCACCACATTTTACCACAATTTAACAATCAACTAGAACATAATAATAAGATAGTATAACACTATCAACAATTTAACCTCACAAAAGACTTACAAACTCTGATTACTATTACTACTTAGATAGATGATAGGATTATGATAAAAGTCTTTTATAAATCAATTAAATAACTATTAAATAAACAGAAACCTATGGAAACAATAATATTTGTATTTACAATTTTAGGATCATACATATTTGGCTTGATGTCAGGTGTGATAATGATGAAGAAAACAAACAACGAAAGCTCTACCAAGTTCAGAAAAGAAATGCTTGATATACAAAAGCAACAATTAGCAAGAACAAGGCAGAATAAAACTGATTATAATTCAGGACCAAAGATAATTGACAAGAAAGTTGATGTCTCAAAATCACCTTATAGTCAAGGTAATTTAAATTGGACTAATGCAAATGGTGATGTATTTGTTCATAATCCACCTGTAAAAAAGAAACGTGTGTATAAGAAACGCAAGAAAGCAGTAACAAAAGATTAGATTTTTCCTAACTTGTTTAGTCTAATCTGTTAACTAGATGATGGTATTGCCTGCGATAGGGTAGGTTATGAGGTTCGACTCCTCACTAGTTACTAATAAGGTTGGTGATATACCTTTTTGAAATCACTAAAATAATCCATTTAAAATAAACAAAATGGCCAATCAAACCAATAGTGGAAGTCTAGACACTCTAAAAATAGACCAAACGTTGTTATTATCTTTGCAAAAAGCAAGTAACGACTCTTATCAAGCAGTATTTGTAGAAAGAATAGACAGAAATGGCTCTTCTAAAGTAACAACTACTGAAGACAATGATGAAATAGATGCATTAGCAACTATGAATTATGGAGACTCAAGGTTTCAACAAGGTAGTACTACTTACAAGTATGGTAGAATGACTGCAGAAAGTATTGAATTACTGAAGATTAAAAACTCTGACGGAACAGACTTTGATCTTGATGCTGCTGAATTTACAGCTATGACTCAAAAGAGTGGTAAAGTTGTACAATCTTGTTCTTTAAACATCTTGAACCCTAGTGTGCAAGAACCAAGTCATCCTGCTTACAACATGAGATACAGAGTTAAACTTGTAGAAACTCATGTACCAAATGAATGGCAGTTAGAAAATGATAAGCACAAGATTAACCCTTCAACAGGAGAAACGCTTACTAAAGCTGTGACTGATGAAGAAACAGGAGAGATAGTAACACATAAAATCTATGATGCTCATAGAATGGTGTTCACTAACAATTCAGTTAAACATAATTTAATTCAACATGATAAAGTGAATGTTGCAGCTACTTCTAAAGCAGCTGTAAATTCATTTGAGAAAGTTGGAGAATTAGGTTACTAATACAGACATAGGACTCTGTATGTTTATATAAAATAAGGGAGCTGGGTTTATATACTAGCTTCCTTGTTTTATATTTTAATTTAAATCAAATTTATGACGAAAAGATATGATGTAAAAATACCATCAGTTATACATAGAACTGTGGTAAATGAAGAGATTATACTTCAAGGAAAGAGGATAATGAGAGAAAGAATAGTTAAAACGATTGTGCTCCCTAAAATAATTAGGGATGATCTTGGCTTTGAAATGATGTTTGGGTTTAAACGTACTGCAAACAACTTAAACTCACAGTCAAGTGGCATAGAATCAAGAGCTATAGAATATTAAAGCAATAAAAAAACATATATAGAATACTCAGGAAATAATTAATCAATAAAGGGTAAGACCTAAAAGCTTTTAATTTTTCAGACCTGAGTAGTAAAGGGGGGGTTTGGTCGCCTCCCCAATACAACTAAAATATATGCAAGTAAATATAATAGAGGAGAAACCAATGACAAAGAATGTAAATACATATAATGTGTCTAGTTTATTCATCAATTTACAAGACAATGAACCGAATA